CTCTGCTGCTAAGTCTTCCCGGAGTTTTACACGAGCGCGCTGCCTTGCTTGTTCATCTTGCCACATAGCCTCTTCTTCAGCAGCTATACGGGCTTTTTCATCAGCTTCACGTTGTGCTGCGGAGGCAGCTTTTTCGGCATCAGCTTCTGCTTGTTTTTTTGCATTATAAGTATCTAATATTGCTTGACCTTCTTCTTGTATTTTAGCAATAAGGTCTTCTTCTGATTTTATCCTTTGGCGTAAAACTATTACTTCTTCAACACCAGCAGCTGTCAATTCTTCTATTGACATTTTAGTATCTTTTGCGTAGCTGTTTAATCTTGCTCTGCTATTGCTTAATTCCCTCATAGCATCTTCTAGGTTACGCTGGTAAGTTAAAGTTGCCTGCTCTATCTCATCATAGCCAACAGTTTCAGTTCCTTCTATAACTTTTTTAAAATTCGCAGCTTCTTTTTTAGCGTTTCTGAAACCTACAATCATAGCGCCAACGGCCAGACCGACTGCCGCAATACCAAGTATAATCGGTCCGCCAGAAACAAGAGCGCCTAAAGCCTGCGGGCTGACAAGAGTCTTTGCAGCAACCTGAGCAATCCCAAAACCTTTAGAAAGTGCCGGTGCAAGCTGTACCAGTTTACCAAAACCAATAAGTACAGGGCCGAGAGCAGCAGCCATACCAGCAAAAGCAATGACCATTTTTTTAGAGCTTTCGTCCATGCCTGCAAACTTCGCCGCAAGCTCACGCAATTGCTTTACCGCATCACGCACAAAAGGCAACAACTCTTTCCCAAACTCCGCGCCTAAGTCTTTAATATCACCGATCAATGCACTGGTCTGGAAAGCAACCGTGTTCTGATTTTCTCCGAAAGAAGCTAAAGCATCAGAGGACTGCCCCATTGCCAGCTCTAGTGTAGCCTGAGCTTTAGCCAACAGTAAAGATTGTCCAGTTAATTCAGACTGTCCTTTTTCCATTAAGCGCTGTTCGACATCGGTCTGTTTAATAGCAACACCTAGAGACTTCATGCCTTCGGTTTCACCTAGCAGCGCACTGGTTATTTTCTGACTTGCCTCGGCTACCGGTACACCGTTATAGGCTGATAAAGCAGCTGCCAGTTTTTGCACTTCTACTGACGTATTAAGCGCTTGTCCTGCCGTTGCTCCAAAACCTTTAAGCAAGTCACCGGTATTGGCTAAAAGCTTTTTTCCTTCAGTAATTGCAATACCGTATCCGTCTTTCAGATTCTGTGCAAAAGCATCAGCTTCTTTAGTTACACCTTTGAAAGCTGTATTAAACTTTCGGTTTACTACTTCAGCGTCAGATGCAAGCTTCACCATAGCAGCCCCTGCGGCAGCTATAGGGAGCGTCAGACCCTTTGTTAAAGTTTTACCGGCAGCCTCAAACTTTTTGCCGACATTAGTTGCAAACTTATTAAGCGGAGTATCAAGCTTTTTAAGCTCTTTTTCAAACTCCGACAAATCAGCGTTAATTTTTATTGACAATTCACTTAATGTCGGCATATTTTTACCTCAAAAGAAAAACGGATTCACTACCTTAGCTGGCGGTGCTGGCTTGTGAGCTTTCTCACTTTCTGGCAGCTTTTCACCATTATGCGCTATAGCCATTTTATAGCATAGCGCGTTTTCTATGTCGTTATATTCTGATAACATAGCAAAGAATGTTTTTGGTGCCATATTCCAGAACTCTTTATCACTCAGGCGTAGCCGAGATTTAGCCATGGTATACATATATTCCCATGGCCAGTCTTCAGCTACGCCTTCTGAGGGGATTCCTTTTTACTATCCTGTTTCTTATTACCATTTAATACATCCATTAGAGATAACAATAAATCCTCCGTAATATTATTAATATCAGAAAGGTCAAAGTTATCCATGACGTAATCAGGTGTAACTTCAGGATGGTTTACACTGAATCCGGCAGACACCATATCAGCCAAAGACTCGATAGCATCATACGTTATAGTAGCATCAGCAAGAGGTGCAAAATGCTCAAATACACCTTGCACGCTTCCATACTTCCTAGCCAATTCAGCGATAGTCCGCATCGTATACCTGATAGTATACTCATTATCTCCGACAGTAACCTTCCGGCCTTTTACCGGCAAAATATTATCAGCTCCCATACTTCCCCCTATACAAAAAGTTACTTATTTTTAACATACAGCTTTAAGCTTTTCAAGTAGCCGCACAACAAAAAAGGCCGCCCATTGCTCCCAACGCTTTTACAGCTATTATCGGGCTGGCGGCCAGTGTTTACTAATAAACTATTATGCCGGAGTTACAAGCTGTGAATAAGCAGTAACATGAACATTATTATTGTCAGTTACATCGTTAGTAACTGTTACAAGGTATGCAACTGCTCCAATATTGGCATTTGTGATAGTAATAGTCGGAGCTGTACCAGCTGCGCTATACGCATACGTTGACGTACCAGCAAGTAATGCACCAGTCGAAACAACAGACACAGAAATATCACCTTCTGATATTGTCTTAAGGCTGAATGTTTCACCAGATTTTGCAAACGGAATAGTAATAGTATTTGCTGAATCATCACCAGTAATCGTACCAACAGTAACAGCTGTGGTGCTGGCTCCGGTTGATTCTACTACCTGATTAAACCAGTTGGTCAAAGTAGTTGATGAGGCAGATGGGTCGTCAGTCCGGACGCGAGTTCTATAAACACCATCATCGTTCTGAATCACGCGACCTTCCATAACCGGAGGAGCAAACTCAATGCCAGATTCTTTTGTTCTTGATGTAGTTGCAGGAGCTGAAAGCATCGCACGCTGAATCCAGAAATACTCCCACACTCCATTTGTTCTAAGTATTTTGCCGCCAAGAGCAACTATCGGGGCAGTGTCCGTGCTTGATTCTTCAATAATTCCATTCGCATAAGTACGACCTAAAAGGTCAGCAATAACCTGCGGCTGTAAATCAGTCACACTAAAACTTAATGTAGCTTCGCCGATCGAGGACGAGTACATTTCTGTCGGCCCGTTGTTTGCAAATAAAGTTGCAATACTAGATGCAGGGTCAAAAGAAATTTCAATAAGAGGTGCCAAAGATGTTACCGCGCCATAGGTACCTGCAGATTTGTTGTATAAGGAATATACAGCATCTTGTACGCCTATTGCAACTGTATTACTCAGTGCCATGTTGTTCTCCTGTTTTATAGAGTTGCAAGAGAACAGTTCCCTTGCTTTGCTATAAAATTATAACAAAGCAAAAAAAATAACAAGTAGCCGTCAAGCGTATCTAAACGTATATCCCTTTGCTGTTTTCTTTTTACCAGAACAGATATTACCTATATGCTGAGCAGATACACCAGCGAATAAAGCAGCGTCCTTTACTGTATCAAATACAACACCTGTTTCAATACATAAAACTTTCTTTTTCCTTTTATGTTCTGTATAATCACATTCATTTATATAATCTTGTTCGCTTCTATTTTCATCATAATAACAAAATCTATATCCTTTAGCTTGTTTGTATTTATGTTTGCAACAACCTACGATAGCAGTATGTCCTACCCCAAGTATATAAGATGCAAGTTTCACACTTTCAAATATCCACATATAATCAACACATACAATAGATTTATAAATCCATGGGTTATCTTTACCTGTCAATGATTGTGATAATTTTTTTCTATGTTCTTCTGTTTTTGTATAATCACTATTTTTTATTGATTCTTTTAATTTTTCTATGTATTCTTTAGACCTTACTATTTTTTTATGTGGTTTCCTTTGTGAAAGCATATATTTAATTTGCTCAGCTGTTCTTTTTTTACCTTTATTAGCTTTTGATAATTTCTTTTTAGTTTCTTCACTTGGTAATTGACTTAACCCACCGCTATTAAGATTATAACCGTTAGGAACTATTGTATTCCTATTAAGTATCTCCATTTCTTCTAGTATATTCATTTCTTGTTTTGATTGTATATTTTTATGCAATACTTCATATTCAAAGTTTTCAAAACCATATTTACGTATTGCTTTATGGAATGTAAGTTGTGAATTA